GAAAATTATAGCTCAGAACAAACTCTAGGTGATATGGAACTCGCTATTCCTGGAGAAGACCAACCTGTTAAGCTCTCTTTTAAATCCTCAAAGGAAATGAAACAAAGGGCTGATGGAACAACTGTTTCTGCACACTATAACAGGGATGCTAATACAATCTCTTTAGATAGAGAAACTATTATGGGTCCTCAGTATGCAGAACAAGCATGGAGAAAGCCTAAAGTTCCTGGGGTTGTTCCTATAGATCGTGACTTTACTAAGGAAGAGTGGTTTAATTTTGTTTTAACACATGAGTATATGCACTCAAAGTATCCTCGTGGAATGGAACCATTTAAAGGTAAACTTAATATTTGGTATGGGTCTGGTGAAAATTCTGGACTTAGTAACCTTGCTCTTCGTCCTTTTAAAGATAAAGAAGGAAGGGTTTATCAAACAGTTGAACATGCTTATCAAACTCTTAAGTCTGGTAAGTTTGATGAAGAGGTTTATAATAAACCTTGGAAAGAAGGTTCAAAGTTTGTAGGTAAAAGACCTGTTAATAAAGAAATTAGTATTGGTCTTATGACTAAACTTATACAAGCAAGTCTTGATCAGAATCCTGATGCTATGTCAGCGTTACAAGAAACCCGTGGAAAAGAAATAACACACAATGAAGATCGTGGTGTTTGGAATAAAGAATTTCCTAGAATCCTTATGCAAATTAGAGATGGCTCTTCATCAAGTAATATAGATGAATCTAAAGCTGACTATGAGAACCGTATAAATAATATGGCACTAGAGGCTATTGATTCTGGTGAGGTTGGGTTCTTAGAAGGATACGGACAAGAGTATTCTAGAAGTGAAGACTCTATTACTCTTGGGGATCTTAAACAATTCCGTAAGGTTATGGAAAAAGAACTTGGAGTTAGGAAAAGATTAAACAAGATGATCTATCAGACTAATAAAAAGAGAAAAGAACTAAAGGAGTTTATACTGAAAGAAATAAGAGCAGGTAGACCTGTCTGGCAGTATTACTCACACTAAAAAAAAATACCCCTACTAGAATCCAATTAAGGAAACTAGTAGGGGCTTTTTTATTTAAGCATACCGTTCTTAGCCAGTAGCTCTCGTATATCACGTTCAGCATTCTTCTTAATCTCAGCAGCTTTCTTAGGTTCCATACCTTCTTCGACTGCTCTATTATAATTATACTGTAACATGTCTTCGTTAATCTTATTTGAGTATGCAGAGTTGGGATCTAATCCAAATTGTTCTACGTACTCCATATCATCTACTCCTGCTCCACGTAGAGCTAAGTAGTTATATGATTTCTTTTCGCTCATTGTTATCTCCTTAGGCAAAGAAGTAATCAGACTCATGTATCTGAGTTACATCTAGTTTACCTAGTTCTGGTTGCTCTACGTCAAGGTTTGTTGCATCAGTAATGATGTTCTGTTGTATCAAGTCGTAGTAATTCTCTTTATCATACATTTCGATAAAGCTCTGCTTGGTCCTCATTAGGAGTGCTTCGACATCACATGCATGAGTACTAAAGGAATCATGTACTGCTCCGAAATCACCATTCCATTCCTCAATAACCAAAGCCATATGACTTGCATCTTGGCTGTGAATATAGTTAGGACTGACACCACACATAAATCCGCGAATGTCTGGGGTCTTCGTAGGTACTCTTGCCACATGGTTTACTCCTTTGTGTCCCTTGGATTCAGACTTGTATCCACTTATAGTACCTCTACATTTACGTGTAGCTGTAGTATAGTTTGCATAGATAACTTTAAACCCTGATGGTGTTACCCATGTGATCTTATCTCTACCATTTCCATGAATGAGTTTACTCTTATAAGTTTTCATCAGTACAGTAAGTCGATTAAGTTCTTCTATTTCCTCATCTGTTTTGTCCTTCTTAGTATACAAATCTTTCTGGTCTTTAACCAGTTGTTTGTAATCAGGTCCAGCGGGGTTATCATCCTTATCGTACTTTTGATATTCACCTATCTCGTATTGTGCTAGTCTCTGCAAGTAGGCCATTGTATGTAGGGGGCCTGGGCATACTATATTAATTGCTTTTATTAATAGTTTTGCCAGCTTGTCACAATCATCTTGTGTTATACCGTACTCTATATGAAAGTCTTCAGCCTTACAGTCAAAGAACATATTCTCAGCTATTCGTTTAGCACCTGCAGAGTATGCTCTTGTCATGCTTCCACGTTTTGATATAGCTTTTCGTATATGTTTCATTGGCATCTTGTCAAGGATACACTTAAGACGTTCATCAGTAGTAAGATGATAAAGTTGTTTAGCAGTTTGCACATAGAAGTCGTGTTGTATTTCTACAGGTATAAGCCCTACAAGCTTACCTGTCTGGATGTCTTTAGAAATAGCACCCAGATGCTGCCAACCATTGTTAGACCCGTCTATGGGCACTGGTAGGTGGCTTATGTGGATTCTATTATCCTTTGTTGCCCGTTGGTAATCATACCACTCAAGGCAACAGGAAAGGAAAGACACAGGTTTCTCAGCCATATCAGTAACGATTGACTTACTACCCATTTCTGTTAGGACATCCATGTTATCGTTTGTCCAGCGTACCCTGTCTTCAAGGGTAAACTTATCCACACTTATTGACTCTAGCTTTTCGTTTTCCAAGTACTTTTTGTAGTCTGCTTCACACCACTCTGGTATTTCATCTAAGTTATAACTTTGATTAAAGCAAGTGGCTGTGTGTACAGCTAACCAGAAGAGTCCGTCTTCAGTCATGGGTTTTCCTCTAGCAAAGGTCATCATGCCTCTAGCTAGGTCAGACCCTTGGTAGTTTAGAAAGGACTCTGAATAGTATAATCTACCACGGTAGTCTGCTTGCATGAACTGATAGAATACATCTTTGTCATACAGCATTTTAGCCTTGGTTGTTATGAACCCCCACTCAACGAGCTTACTCCTTCGTTTCATTTCCTTTGCATCGTTGTCCTCTATAGGGATTGATGAAACAAAAGAGTCTTTATTCTCTATGAGTGCATCGTAAACACGCTGGTTTATTCTCCAGCCTGTGCGTTGAAGTTTATCAACAGATGTAATCCAGGGTGTCCCCATCATAGTAAGGAACTCAGGGTTGTCTTCCTCAGTCCACTCTTTGATCAGGGGTTCATTATCTGCTTGTATTATCTTTCTTATTCTATCTGGTCTTTCTAAGACGGTATGTGCTAGTGATATTCTGGACATTGCCTCAGGTATATCAGCTAGGTCAATCCATTTAGCTGTAGCTGATATGATATAACTAGTATCCCTTGTCTTGGGGTAGTATATATCTATATAGCCACAGTTATAAAACGCTTCTATAAAGAGATCACCTAATCTTACATGCATATTCCACGGAAGAACAGGTGGCTCCCTTTTGATTATACGTGCTACACGTTGTCCAATTGCTGTAGACACGGCTGTTAATTGTGCAGTCCCTGCAGGACTATCCGAGGTATCATAGGTGAATCTCATTTGTATTGTTTGAAAGGCTACCGAAACTAAGTCAGGCATTGCCGTTCTATAGTCTTTATGTAATTTCATAAGTACGCCACCTGAGTTTGCCTTAGGGTTGTTTGGATTAACCCTGTTGACTTTATCAAGTAGGTACTCTGAAATAGATTCGAATGGATTCATATAATCCCCTTTGTTAGATATTAAAGCATTCTTCAAAACCACCACGAGGAATTAGTCTGGTAGTTTTGTTGTCGTATGTAGCGGAACCTGCAGGTCCAGTAAGCCCTGTGAATCTGGACTTGAGAACCTTAAAGGTGATTGTGTTTCTTTCTCCTTCTGATTCCGCAACAAGGTTTCGTGAAAAGGCAACGATGTCGAACGAGATCTGCTTGATCGATCCACTGCCTTTGATATCATCGATAGATGCGAGATGTCCTTCCTCAAAACTTTTCCCTCCTTGAGCTTTACGCAGGTGGCTGATAAGACCTAGCCATACGTTGTGTTTCTTTACAACCTTAAGAAGGTCAGACATTACTTTGTCTATCGCTTCGTTACCAGAAAGCCCCTCAGAACCTTCCGATACCGCGATAGTAATGTGATCAAGAACGAGGTACTTGCAACCCATAAGGGCCATGTATTCGATCTTGTCGATAAGAGATGCGTCCCCAACGGAGCCTTGGTGATCCAAGAGAACCAGTCGCTCGTCACCAAACACAGCTTCGTATCCTCTGCGGAGTTCGCCCTCATCAATCGTTGGAGTATCCATGATGTTACGTTTAAGCTGCATGGAGATAAACTTTTCGGCTGTATCTCCAACACTTTCTTCCAGACTAATGAGTCCAACCTTATCACTTGTCTTAGTAAGAAGATCAAGAATAATCTCTTTAATGACAGTAGACTTACCACTACCAGTGCCAGAGGTAAACAAAGTAATCTCACCATATCTTATCCCCTTAAGTTTTTCATTGAGTCCTGCAAGGCAATCAGGGTAAGGAACCGACTCAACGTTCTTGCGTTCTTTGAACTGCTCCCAGACTGCTTCGCCCATGACAATTCCTGCAGGGGACCACGTTTTAGCGCCCCATATACTCTCCACGACAGCATCGGGTCCATGCTTAAGGAGTAGTTCTGATGGGTCCTTGCACCCCTTAAGCGTTGCCACCTTGCATCTGCCCGTACCCACAATTCGTGCCGCCTTTTCCACTGCTTGTGAACCAGCTTCGTCCGAGTCGAACATGAGTATGACAGATTCATATTTAGATAACCATTCCCGTTGCGCCAAAAGGTTATTGACTCCTGAAGCACTGGGAAGTGATACAACAGGGTAGATCCTATTGTACTTTTGTTTATATGCCTGAGCAACAGCGAGTGCATCCAACTCCCCTTCGGTGATGACGAGCATCTTGCCACCCACCGATTGTTCCTGCCCGAATAATTCCACATCTTTAAAATCTCCATGAACACTAAATGTTTTAGGTAGTTTTCGTTCCTTGTATGCTACGATCTTACCGTTTCTTGTGTATGGATAGTAGTGGGACTCAGGTAATCCTTCTGGTGTTGTACTCATTTTTACATTAAAGTAATCTACTACTTCTTTAGATATACCACGAGAAGTAATACCATAGCTACG